GCGTTCCGTAAACAGATCCGTCATCAGTAGTACGCTTTTACTTGCACGTTGTTATCCTCTTCTTCCCAATCGTCACTCGGTAGCTGCACAAAATTACCCTGACGATACCGCATCAAAGCCTGTGTCATACTATCCACAAGGTCATCATACTCCCCATTTGGAAAAGCTGCAACCTCCTCTATCATCTCATCCGCAAACTTCGTGTCTGGTGCGTACACCATGCCTGCTTCAAAAAGAACCGATACAGAGTGCACGCGCGTCACCTTATCATTTCCCTTACTCGGTGTAAAGTTGACAACAGGTATACCCATGTTCCGTAGTTCGTGGGTCAAGGGCAGCCCTGTCGCCTTCGCTTCTATTATAATCGTATCCGGCTCCCAGTACTTATATTGTTCCAACGCCACCTGCTTTAACTCCGGAAAGTCCCACCTGTCCTTCTGACTATCAAGAAGTATCAACGCCGGGGGTCCCCCAGCTTCTTCCGGATAAAAAACACCCCATGTCGTTATCGCACTATAGTCCGATGTCTCGCGTTTCGTAAACGCCGTATCGTAACTCTGAATAACATATTCAAGATTGGGAATATTATCCTTCTCCCACTTCTGCCACCACTCACGCGGTATAATCGCGTTCTCCTCACCCGTCGGATTCTGCTGATACTGCGCGTTCCATTTACTAGGAGGAATCGAGGCACGTACCGCCGTTAAATCCTCAAGGCTCCAGAACTCCGGCCAACACGGATCGCCATCCGAAAAGATCGCCGGTAACTCCACAACTTCCCACTGGTCCGCTAACTCATCTTTAGCCATCGCACGCATCAGCTGTCCCGTCATATCCTTCTCGGACCACCGGGTCTGTACCAAAACAATACTACCTCCCGGCTGTAGTCTCTGTCGGGGGCCCCCAGTGTACCAGTCCCACGCATCATCAAAACCTGTATTCGACATCGCTGTCTGCTCCGAGTGTGGGTCATCTATTATCACCAAGTCTCCACCACGACCCGCTAAGTTCGAACCCACACCAACAGCGTAGTACATCCCACCAGAAGTCGTGTCCCACCGACCGGATGCTTTGCTGTCAGCAGACAGATTAACAGACGGAAAGATCTCTTTGTAATCGTCACTATCAATAAGGTTCTTGGTCTTACGTCCAAAGTTAACAGCAAGCTCCGTGGTGTGTGTCGCCTGAATAATCTTCATCTTAGGATTCTTTCCCATCATCCACGCAGGAAACAAGAAGCTGGCAAACTCAGACTTTGTATGTCTCGGTGCCATGTTAATAATCAATCTCTTGAGCTCACCTTTCGCGACACGTTCTAGCTTTTCAGCAATGATTTTGTGGTGACGACCAGCAATAAAATCGGGCCACATATTTTTTACAAAAACTAAAAAGTCCTGTTGGCACTTTTCGTTTTTCTCGATTTGCGCGAGTCGTAACTTGAGCTTTGCCTCTTTTTCAGTCAGTTCCATCAGGGGTCCCTAAAAAATGCTTAAATTATGTGCATAATATGCACGGTTTTTGGGCAGTTAACAAGAACTCTGTTTCTTGCTTATTTATTAGGCATTGTTTCACGTGAAACATTGTGCGATTTTTTACGTAAATATTCGTGCGAAACATGGCCCAAGCTAACGTCTGCACAACCGCTGGCGGCGGTCATTTTTTCCAATTTTCTGGATCATGGCCAGCGTAAAATGCCTCGATTGTCTAAGGATCCTAAGCGAAAAACATGGCCAGCTGGCGGCGGATCATGGCCAGCGGCTGGCGGATCTCGAGTCTGGATCTTGCCCAGCTGGCGGCGGATCTCGAGTCTGGAACCGTAAACCGTGCACCAGCTGGCGGCGGATCTAGGATCTGGAAGCGCTCGAGCTCGAGCAATGGCCAGCGGCTGGCGGATCTGGGAAAAAATCCTGGTCGGTTTCAGGATAACGGCCAGCGGTACGATTGACCAGCTACGCGGCACGCTGGCGGCGGCGTGATTAACTGGAAATAAGACACAAAAAAAGCGGCGCAAAGGCCGCTTTAATTGCACCAGCTGGCGCGGATCTAGTCAACCATTTCAAATTGATCTTCTAGGCCAATAAGCGCTTCATGTTTGCGCGTTTTCTGGCGTACTAGCGACCGCTTAAGAAGTGTTTTCTTTCCCGTGTGACCGTCAGTAAAGGATAACTGAAACGTCTTGACGCCGTTTTCTGGATCTTCCTGCACGCTTATATCCAGCGCGCCAAAATCGTGAGAATTTACAGCGCTAAAACCTACCTTAATATTTTGCGTGTTGTGCTGGATCACGCCGAAAGATTTATTACCAGTCTTTCCGCCAGTTCTTGCATAAGCGCACGAATTGATATCAAACCATATCGGATAATTTTTCATTTTATACTTCCTTTTCATAGTTATGTTTAAATTGAGTATAAGAGAAAAAGCGAATAAATCAAACAATATAAGAAAGGCCGCATATAGCGGCCTTAATTAATGCACCAGCTGGCGGCGGATCTAATCGAGCGCTTGTCTTTCAGACTTTGCAAATGATACGCCAGAACGTGCCCAGCTGGCGGCGCTTTCATAGCTGGCCAGCGTTTTTAAAAGATCTCTAATTTGATTGTGAATAACGGCGGCTTGATATCTAGCAATAGTTAAGCGCTCGAGCACCAGCGGATCACAGTCAGACGCCAGATCGCTAATCGTCACGTTTAAATTATGCCAAGCAAAGGCCGCGTTTTTATCCGCTTCTTTTAATTGCTCTTTAATTTCAAAAATAGCCATTTTTATACTTCCTTTATCTGGATCATTGCGTTTTCGGTTTCTTGTAACGCTTCCAGATCATCTTCAGAAAGCGTATACTGACTATGTGATACCGTCCAGTCAACACGGCGGCCAATCTCTTCAGTTATCCAGTCTTCAACTTCTGAAATAGTTTTAAACCGTTTTTTAGTCGGATTAGTATCCAGCCAATCAACTGGGTAAATTACTTGATATTCTGTAGTCATAAGTTTTTCCTTTAATAGTTATGTTTAAATTCAAGTATAGGAAAAAATAAGTTAACGTCAATAGCATAAAAAAAGGCCGCATTAAGCGGCCTTTAATGGTTTCTAGTTTTCTCTAATTATTCCTTAACGTATGATCTATATTTTCAAGTAAATTGATAAAACGTTTTTGTTTATCTAATTTACGATCTTGTATTACCAGATAATTTATTAACTGCGATCTTGAAATTTGATAATCATTACGATCAAATTTTGGCCCATCATATTTTTTTAATTCTGGCGCTGGCTTGTAATGTCGAATTGAACCGTGCTTTTCAAAATTATTTATCATTTCTTTAATAAACAACCTATGTATCTTTTGTTTTACTTCCGCTAAAGAAAAATAATCGGCCCATTCATAACAGGCATCAAAACCATCTCTTTTAGTTTTTTTCAACAAGGATAGTTTTAATATCGTTTTATATGGTTTGCTAACTTCAATAAACCAATCATTATGACATTTAATATGTTTCATTTTTTACCCCATAGTTAATTAAGCGAAAAAGGCCGCACTAAGCGGCCTTTAATGGTTCATATATAAAAGGATCTAAGCGGCTACGGTATCCAATAGCTGGCCAGCCTTACGTTCCAGATCCAGCCTATTATCTTGATGCGGAATATCACGCGCTATAGCTGTTATAGCATTGGACGCGTCCCAGATAGTCTTTAATGGTTTTTGCTCTTCTTCATCATGTCGAGAATAAGCGGCCTTAGCCATTCTAGCGGATAGGCCAACGCGCTTTTGAAGAAATTTTAACGCTTGCTCTTCATCTTCCGCTATTTGCGCATCTTGCGCCGCTTGTATACCGTCCAGCACTTTAGTAGTAGATCCATTGCTAAAGGATCTAAGCGCTGGCTGGGCTTCATCGCTAAAACGTTCAGCCGCGAATTTGGTATGTCTAATAGTAATTTCGCTAAAATCTTCAACACCCCATGCGTAACGGTTCTGACACACGCCGCGCATATACATTGTAGCGATTTTACAGCTCTTGGCACCTACTTCGCTATTTGAGATATAAAAACCCCTAAATACTAGATCAGGTTCACCGTTAGGAAGCTTGCCTATTTCGATAGGGTTCAGATCATCTACTAGAAAAATAAAAACGTCTCTATCAGATCCATAGATAGTTGTGCTCTCATTAGTGACTGGCGCAAAAGGATCATAAACGGCCATGCCGCTTTCAGATCCAGTTATATAACCGGGAATTTTAAATTTTGTAGCGGCGGCTATTTCTTGCACGGCGGCTACTATTTCCCAGTCATATATTCGACCGTATTCGGATCCAGTAAGAGCTCTTAACTGGCCTTTTGTAGATTTATAAGATTTTACCAGCTCTTTATTTCTGTTTTCTAATAAACCCCATTTAACACAGTCCGCCGCTAATGGCGCTGGTAGATCACGCAAATAGCCAGCTGGCGCGCCAGCTAGACTACTGATCTGGCCAAAAGACCAATGAGTAGGAACGGCCTGATGTTCTTGTTTATTCTGATCAGTAAATTCAAGCGTTATCTTACCTTGTCTTATATCGTTTTCATCTACATCACCGTTTATATGTAAATTCTTAACGTTAAGAACGTCCGCTTGCATCATCTGATAATCATTAAACTTGAAATCACGCAATGCTTGCAAAGTTGTAAAGCGTTCATCTGCTGGCCGCCGCGACCAGTTAGAAGCAATTAACCCAGCTTCGCTACTAATACCATGCGTTAAAGCATCTGTTTTATATGTAAATTCGTTCATAGTTTTTTCCTTTGTTATGTTAAAAAAGCGGACTGTTTTACCAGCCCACCCCCTATATCGCATATATTCGTATACTTTTCAACACTTAATTTTTTGAAAAGTTATTTACTTAAACATTTCATCAAAATGAAAATCTCTATCTTCTTCTAAAACATAGAAATATTCATCATCACTAAAAATATTTGAAGTGTTAACTTGATTAAGTATTTTTTCTAAAGTTGTTTCGAACTTCACTTTTTCTAAAAAATTAAATCCATATATCTTCATTACTTACCCTTTCTTTCACGCCGCTGTTTAGCCTCTATCCATAAAGACATAATAACCGCTTTGTAATATTGATTTAGTCGATCTTTCTCTTGCTGGATCAGAGCGTCATATTCCTTAACAATCGCTTCTTTGTTACCAGCGTCCATAGCGACTTTAGATCTTTTCTTAAATTCATTGATCTTTCCATAGGCGGCTATCTCTGCGAACCTAGCGGCGGCAACCCCCGTTTCAGTACATTGCTTACAAGATCTACCTTTTGAATAGGGCACCAGCGGTTCTGGGTTATTACCCTCAGCGTACCCAGTCTTTTCCTCTGGTAATATGGGCTCCTTACAAAATACGCAATGATGTTTTATTTCTTTAATATCTGTCATAGTTTTACTCCTTATTAATGTAGCCATGATTTATTTTCCATTTGGACGCCGTATCATCTATAAATTTAAAAGCGTCTTGAATAGATGGATTAAACCATTTCGATCTATCCTCACTTGGACAATCTTCATTCGCGTGATCTGAAACAGTTTGTAAATGATTGAGTGCTAATTTTAAATCAAATAAAACTTCATCGTATTTAAACAAAAGCTCCTCGTATTTATCTGCCATAGTTTTACTCCTTAGTTAGTGACAATCTCTTATACTATACACAATAAAAAAGGCCAGTCAATTATAACTGGCCTTTCCTTTACTTACGGCGGCGGCGGTCTATTCTACTTCTGTATTCATCATACTTTGATCCATACATAAGACGGCCGAACCAATCAATTAAAAATAAAATCTATATCACCCCCTTTCTAATCCCATAGATCCCAAGCGTCACACGCTTCCAGACGCAAAGGGGTCTTTCTACCTTTCACGCCATGAAGAACCAGCCTACTTTTGGTTTCTATCCATAGTTTTGCGCCGCATGGTCTTGGTCGATCTGGCCTGTAAACCATACGCGCACCAGCTGGCAACTCAACTTCCATACAATATTTAGTCTGCGTTTTCTGCCGCCTTGTTTTCTGATCCCAGTATTCATACTCTACACGAACTACGGGCTCACGTTCTTCACGCTTATTATTGCGCTGGATAATGTTTTTATTTATGTGGATAATTTTCATTACTCACTCCCCAAAAACGTACCAGACCCATCATAGGATATTTTTGAAACCCTAACATTTTTTAGAATTTCATGAAAATCAGCAAGCTTAATTCTTACGTACTTATACTTTTTAAAAAGTTCAGGGTTAGATAAGGTTTTCATATCAATCTCAGCATCAGAACAAACAGATACAATTTGCAAAAGATTTTTTAAGTCTCTTTGGTTAAGACACACACCCTCAAAGTCGACCATGTAAAATTGCTCAGTCATTTTGGCTCCTCCCACAAATAATCTAATTGGTAAGCGCTGGCGTCCTTAAAGCCACCAGCATTAAATTGATCTAACAATTTGTCATGGACAATAGCTAGTCTGCGCTGGATACGTTCCATTTCACTTTGGTTATACTTGCCCATAAACTCAACTCCATCTAATTGAAGTTCAGTTCTACCGCCAAACTCTTGGATCTCTCCAGCTATTTGCTTAAAGGCCGCACGAAGCGTAGCGATCTGCAAGTAAGTAACCATTTTAAGTGGGGACAGCTTCAGGCTATCCCAGTCAGGTTGTATTGGATCTTCATATTTTGTCATAGTTTTCTCCTGTCTAGTTAGTGACAATATCCCATAGATAAACTATCAGACAGGACAAATCAAGGAAAAAATTTTATCCCATTGAAAAGGCTGTTTACCTTTGAACTCTGGCTTAACCTTATCCAGACCGTCCATCTTCAGATCCACCGCGTCAGATCCTTTAAACAAATAGATCTCTGCTACATCAGAAGGCTTGGGTTGTTTCTTCACCAGCACCCAACACGAACCTTTCCCATGTCTAGTCAACCACGCTACTTGTGACGGACGTAAGTCTACTTTATTAGT